CAAAGCTCAACCAGCACCAGGAGTTCCAGTAGCCCCCACACAACGACGCTTAGGCCTCTCATTCAACCCAGGACTCATGCGCTCAGACATCACGTTCTTTGCTGACATGAGTGACCAAACAGCCCAGACTGCCACAGGTTCACTCAACACCCTAGCGATGTGGCAACCAATCACCACCACACGAGCCTATGCCGCCATCGTAAAAGGCACAGAGTTCTTTCAACTCCTCCAGGCAGGACACCGTGTTGATACTCGGTTCAAGCTGCGCTGGCTGGAGTTCACACTCCCCGACGGCAAAACAACCACCCCCACCACAGCCATGCGCATCACATGGAACAATAATGTGTACCTCATTAAGTCCGTTGATGACCCTGATGACCTCCACATTGAACTACAGATCGACGGTGAGATGGTTGGCAAGGAGACTGACATACTATGACCGACCCAGTCAGCGGATTCACATTTACTCTAGTCAGCAGGATCAACTACATCGCCAGGATGGCCGAGATCGTCGCAGGCCTTGAAATTTTTGAAGAGGCTGCAACCGGCGCGACCGCAGACGAGCTAGTCACCCTCATTCAAAAGTACATGCCAGAGTGGACCGGCGAGCTAAAAGCGTCAGTCACAAAGCAACAGCTCTCCGTAGAACCCCCTGTCTGGGCCGTAGGTCCTACAGCCGAGTACGCACCGTACGTTGAGTATGGCACAGGCCCACACATTCCCAACGTGGATAACCTAACCGCGTGGGCGGACGATCATGGCTGGGACGCATCCGAGATAATCTCACACATTGCCGCAAACGGAACAGCAGCGCACCCATTCATGCAGCCTGCGATTGAAGAGGCGAAAGGCATGGGTGCTGATATGTTCTTTGACACGGTAAGCTTCGGACTCGTATCAGGCGCAGGAGCGATCTAATGGTTCTTAAACCCTACATAACCAAGCGCACCGCAGAAGCCCCCCTCCGCAGAGCCTTGTTTGCACGATTGCAGCCAGCTCTAGCCCCTATACCAATCTACAACGGCAACGCCAATCCAGACCAACCATACCCCTATGCGATTATAGGAGAGCCCACGGACGGTCCCGATATCGGCACCAAGACTTCTGAGGCTGACAACCGCGTTATTATGTTTCATTGTTACACGGAAGAGGACGGCTATGACCAAGTATCGGCCATGAAGGACGCGATGCTCGCAGCGTTCAAAGAGCCCCTCGTGCTGGATGACCCAACGTGGAACCTTTACTCAATCGAATTACTAGGTGGTGGCCGTACACTCAGGATAGATCCACCCACTGGACCCCGCTACGCGCATGCGGCCTTCTCTATGCGCTTCAAAGTTGAAAGCAAGTTAACCTAGCGACAGCCCCCCAAAACAAGAGACAAGAACATGACCACAGGACAAATTTTAGGTACAAGTATCCTGCTACAGGTGGACACAAACCCATCTGGATCAGCGAACTATGTCAACGTCGGCCTGCAGAAGAGCGCCACGCTCAGTATGAACACGACGACCGAGGACGTGAGCAACAAGGACTCCCTGCTCTGGAAGGAATACCTGCCAGGCTACAAGGACTGGTCTATTGACTGCGATGCCCTCCTGACAGAGACAGACACCGGCATGACCCAACTTGAGAACCAGTGGCTTGCTGGATCAAAAGTTCGGGCTATAATCAAGACCCCCGCGAACCCTGCACACTGGAGTGGCACGACCATTATCAAGTCACTCAAGTACACAGCCGGAGACGGTACGGTGTACACCAGCTCAGTGAGCTTGACCGGCAGCGGAGCACTTACGAAGACTTAATCGGAGACGACAACAATGGTAGAAACAACCTTAACAGTATCAACAGCAGCCCAGGCAGGCACGCAATACACACCCTCAACCCCTGCCGCAGGTGGTAACAACTTCGCAAACGACGGAACGTGTATTTTGGTTATCCAGGCAGTCACAAACCCCGTCACGATAACGGTGACAGGACAAGCTCTCGCCTACGATGGCGCAGCCCATAACCAGGCATCAGTCGCAGTCACGGCAGGCAATACGGCTATTATGGGGCCGTTCCAAAGGTCGAACTTCAACGACGCTGCGAACCTGTGCCACTTCACGTCGAGCGAGACGAGCACAACGAAGATAGGCGTAGTCAGCTCTACTCCGAAGGGCTAGTCCCTAACGTTGCAGCTAGGAGCGCACTATGGACACGAAACAACCTAGACTCCCTAAGATTAAAAACGAGGTCGAGATCCCAGTGGGTGACGCTAAGTACACCCTCCGGTTCGACCTTGGCGCCCTGGACGCCCTCGAAACAAAACGTGACGAAAGTGTAGCGGAGATATTTAAAGAATCCCTCGACGACAAGGGACAGGTCAAACTCGATGCGAATGGTAAACCCGTCTCGTTGATACGCACAGGCGTTGTCATTGACCTGCTATGGGCTGGACTCCTCGCGCACCACAACCTTAGCCGCGAAGATGTAGGCCACATATTCGGCTTCACGGATCTGCAAGAGACCTCCAAGTATATCATGCAAGCTCTCTCAGCCGCGAACCAGACGAACTTCCCAAAAGACGAGGCCACTGAGTCTCCGTTAAGAAAAAAGTAACAAACGAGGACCTCAAAACCAACTGGGCGTTTCTTTACGAGGTTGGTTATGGGGCTCTCGGCCTTTCTCCTGCTGAGTTCCGCAGCATAACGACGGGACAACTTTTAGATTTATTACAAGGATGGCTATGGCGCCAGGAGCGCGAGCACCAGGAGCACGCCTGGGGTGTCGTCTATCAGATGGCAGCCGCAGGTGCAAAGGACGTCTCACTAGAGCGCGTCCTTGGCCGACCTCTTATCCCCCTCTTTAGATCTATCTCTGAGGGTGAACTTGAAGACCCGCGCTCAGACGAAGAGAAGCTCGCAGAGATCCACGAAGTCGCAGCGATATTTGGTGAAGAGTATGCCGAGGGTGAACGGAACCTCGCCGCACTTACCGGCGTCCCAGTAAAACCCCATGGACCTACCAATGAAGAACTCATGGAGATGGACGACGCTCGTGAGCTCTTTGAAGAGGCAGGGATGCTGAAACGCAAGCGACCATCAGAGAAGACAGAGCAGGACTTGAAAGACTTGCACGAAGAGTTTAAGGAACACTTCTAATGGCAGTAATCGGTGGCGACCCACTAGCAGACTTTACGATCCTTGTCACGTCTAATATAGACGGAGCTGTCGCTGGCCTCGCCACCCTCAGTGGATCTCTTGAGGGTCTGCAAGGTACGTTCAGTGCTATGACTGCTGTTGGTGGTGCGCTCACCGTTGGCCTCACCCTCCCTATTATGGCCCTCGCAGCGGGAGCTGTCCTCTCTGAGAACACGATGCAGGGGTTTTACCAGACCCTCCAAGCTGGTGCAGTGAGTAGTTCTATTTCTTTTGACCAGTTAAAAGACTCTTTTAATCAACTATACTCACAGTTCCCTCAAGGAGGGACTGTGATTGCCAACACGCTGCTTAACGTCTCCAACATAATGGCGTCCACCTTTGGTGGCAATCAACAAGACATTCAGAACTTCACAGCTCAGATCTTAGCAGCATCGCAGATGACAGGGCAAGCTGCAGACTCAATGTCGAAGTCAGTAGCCACGGCATTTACCCAGTTTAAAGTTTCTTCTGCTGATGCCATCCCTGAGTTCACTTATTTGTACTCCGCTGCACAACTAGCGCGTGAGCCTGTATCCACCCTAGCAGATGAGCTTGGTCAATACGGCCCTACTTTATCGGCATTTAAGCTGCCGATGAATGATATAATTGCCCTCTTAGGCAACCTTAATCAGTCAGGTTTAGACACCAGTAAAACTGTTACTGGAATTGGCTATGCTTTTGCCACCTTAGAAGCAGGGGGTAAAACAATGGCACCCGTCCTGGATGCAATAAGCAAGGAAGAGGGGGGCATATCAACGAGCTCCATGACGGCTACACAGCTACTAGAGGGCTTGTTTAAGGGCATAGAAGACGGCTCAATTAGTGCCGCTGACGCATCTGATATATTTGGTAAGCGGTACGCCGCCAATATTTATAGTGCTATTTCGAGTGGACATCTTAGTTTTCAACAGTTTGAGGCCGACGCCGGTAGCTTTAACGGAAGCCTCACCGATATGGCTGATAATAGTGCCACCCTCTCCCAGAAACTAGATGAGCTCAAGCATGACTTTGAAGAGGCCCTAGCACCCCTAGGCCTCACTATCGTTAACACACTTGAAGGCTTTATGCCTGTTATTGTCTCCATCCTTAATTATGTAAAAGACCTCTTGACGTTATTCAATGAGCTCCCACAGCCAATACAAGACGTCGTTATAATATTTGCTGCTGTGTTGGCCGCACTTGGACCCATACTCCTGATTGTAGGGTCTCTTGGTTCGGCGTTCTTAGTTATTGGTCCGGCGATAGGCCTCATGATCCCCTTACTAGGTGGTGTCCTCGTGCAACTTGGGTTAATGGACGTAGCAATGGGTATTCTCGATGCCCTATCCTTACCACTCTTAGTCACGTTCGGCCTCATCGCTGTCGCAGTTGCAGGTTTAGTTCTCCTTGGTGTAGAGCTCTACAATAACTGGAAGCCGTTTCACGACTTGGTTGATGATATTGCCAAAGCTATTGGCTTAATACCAGACAGTAAAACGTTTACATATTCAGTTACTGACACATCACAACCAAAACCAGTATCAAAAGCAAAAGGGGGTACAGGACTCACACCACCACCAGGCGCCTCGGTTATACCTGTTAACCCACCAGCAGCCACTCCGGCTGCTGCTCCTGCTGGCCCCTCAACAGGACCCGCAGCATCCCAAGATGTCCCTGCAGAAGTTGGATTAGCTTTAAAGCCTATCGCTAGTTGGTTTGAGAGCAATACAGCCCCACAATGGTATCATGACCCTCAAAAGGGTTATTACCAATCACAAGGAACTCCAGCAGGTGCTACATCAGTAAACACCCCTGCTGAGATTGGCCTCGCAGCTCACGACATCGTTGCGCCGATTGAAGGTATTAAGTTACCCTCATGGGGTGAAGCGACGAAGGGGGGGCTCCTTGATCCTAATGAGTGGAATAACATTAAATTAACGATTCTTAGTTTTGGTGGTTGGGTTAGTGGTGGCCTCGGCACCATCTCTAGTGACTTCAAAAAGTTTGGGGGTGATGTGGTCTCATTCTTCCAACCACTCGTCAGCGGGATAAAAACTGCTGCTGCTGATATAGCTGGGGCTGCTTTGTGGATAGGTAGCATCTTCATTGGTATGCAGGAAGTTATCTGCGGTGTGATGATCTTCATTGGCTTCTACGTTGGCCAAGCCTGGAACACCATCGTTAGCATTGTTGGTCCACCCCTCAACACAATGAAAAATGACATTGAGGGTGGTCTAAACACAATCAAGGTCTTCTTTGAGAACACCTGGAATAGTATTGTATCATTTTTCCAAGGGGTGTGGAACTCTATAGTAAACATTCTGGGACCGCCCCTTAATACAATGAAGATTGACGTCCAGAACTTTGTAACATGGATTTGGAACGCTTTTACAACTGGCTTGAACGCGATCAAAAACGCCTTTGAAACTGGTTTAAACGATATTAAAACATTCTTTACGAACATCTGGAACGGCATTGTATCCTTCTTAACGGGGATCTGGACCTCACTCACAACCCAGTCCTCACAAGGTGCCAACACAGTAAAGACCAACGCTGAATCTCCTATTAACACGCTTGTCTCTGATCTTAAAGGCCTCTGGAACACTATCGTTACTGACTGCCAGAACGCATGGAACACACTCTGCAACTGGATCTCCCAAATAAAGATCCCTATGCCAGCGATGCCCGACGTCAAAGGTTGGCTAGAGGGTATACCAGGTGGGGGGTTAATCATCAAAGGGTTAGAGGACATGCACATCCCAGGTTTTGGTGAAGGTGGTATTGTTACAGAACCTACTTTTGCTATGCTAGCAGAGAAGGGACCAGAGCTGGTTATCCCAGTTAGTGCTATCCAAGGCGCATCTCAGGTCTCTAACATGGTGCCACAATTAGGTTCCCAGGCCCAGACCACAGGCAAAGGTGGCGACTTTAACTTTGACGTTAACATTGAACGCGCAACACTCGTTACACCACAAGACGCCCAAGTGCTAGGGCTACAAATAGCATATACAGCCCAACGTGAGCTCGCTCGCGCAGGGTATACACCAGGTTAAACACATGATCCCCCCTGAATCAGGATATAATGGTGGCACCGGCCAGGCATGGTTTGGTGGCGTTGACCTAACCGGCCCACCCTACTACGCATCACTCACGAAGGCAACGCAGTACCCACTGCTTGACGGTTACACAGCAACACAATTTAATGTGAGCCCACAAGCCCTCGTGACCTCGCGCCCCTATGCAAAGAGCTGGGTCCTCCCGCTTGTGTTCCGGAGCATCGCTCCCGACAACACACGGACCACGTTGATGAAGTCGATCACAGCTCTCAACCAAATCTTTGATCCGGCCAACGGACCACAACAACTTATCCTCGCTGAGTTCCCTGGCAGTTACTGGATAGGTCAGAACATATCATCTAAGCTGGACGCCGAGGACGTCAGCTCACAGATGCTCGAAGCCAACAT